CTCCCATACTAACTCTCGATCATAGGGAACTTTACCAGATCCGTTAGTAATAATGAAGTCCTCAACGGGTAGAAAGATGGATGTTTGCCACTCACTTATTGCAAGATCGAGGAAAAGACTCTTACAATTTGTCTTAATATATTTATGTATGATAGACCGAGGCATATCTATGAGACCACGTTCTAATTTTTGAATTACTTTAACTCTTGCTTTGGGTCTTAAGTAATGTAAATTAGCACCATAAAATTCATTGGGAAAGTCTTTTATTACATAGACTAATGGAAACTTATCGTAGTATGGTAGACTCTTTGTTTTTGCTTTGTACTCAAAGAAATATAAATGACCATCCTTCACAGTCTTACGCAAGATGTTTTCATCCTGCACGTTATCATTATTGTCACGTTTTTCTTGACGTAACACACGATCTGGTTCTGTCTCGTATGTAGATGCCAGAGACTTTACCTTTCCTTTATACCAGGATATTGATTTCTTTTCACCGTTAGTTGCCGCACTAACTTTCTCAAAGATTGTTTCGTATTTGTTTTCGGTTCCTCCGAACCCTTTAGCTCTTTTTCTTTTTGCCATTAGATCTTCCTACTCCTAAATGATCTTCGGTAAGGATTAAAAATTTCATCTGCCTGTCCTCACAGAAGTCTTGAGCAGCGTCCCATTTGGCACGGTTTTTTACAAATGTAAAGACTTCTTTTTTCCAAGCGGCAGTCTTGCGTTTTGGTTTTTCATTTGGTGGTTGGGTTTGCTTCTTTGGTTTCACTTCAATGATGTACTTTTGACATCTTCCAGATCTATCTTTTACTTTGATGTAAAAGTCTGGATAATATCTATGTACTCTTCCGTCAGTAGGACACTTATAAGGAATGATTATTTCCTCACTGCCCCATTCAATGATGCTACCATTATGATCACAGAAGAACATAAATTTACGCTCCCATAGCGAGCGATAAATTATTCTGGTTGGATTTCCTTTGTACTTCCGTGGGTTAGTTGGCTTATAAATGCCTGAATATGCCATACTAAATATAGATGGACCAACTATTTTTATTTAGCGTGTCATTAGGTACTTTCATACAGGCTATCGCCAAACAAGGCGGCATGTCCATGACAAATGGATATGATGTAGACTTTGTTTTGCCATCATCCTTGAATACTTATTTGAATCCATGGATTGGCAATGTCATGGGACCCACTAACGGATCAAATCAGGGTGGACTTATTAAGATGTTGTGTGATGAAGCACAACTACCCAATGTTCAGGCTGCAACTGGACAAATGAGTGGTAGATTTTTAGGTGAAAGTCAGATCAACTATGCTTATTCAAAGTTTTATAGTGACTTGTCATTGACGTGGATGTGTGATGCAGACATGACACCACTTAAATTTGTGACTGGGTGGCATTCTTATATTTTTAATGGTGGTGATCCAGACGATCCCAAGACAGCCGAGCGTGGATTGAGTAAGATCAAGTCGATTGGTCCGAGACCATTGAATAGAGCAGTGAGACTGGAGTATCCAGAACAATATATGTGTACTGAAATGAGAATCACGAAGACAGAAAAGAATGGTTCCGCTCCTAATGGTAGAGCATCTGTTTGTTACATTCTACAGAATGCTTACCCGTATTCTGTAGACTCTGTTCCTTTATCTTATGGCACGTCACAAATCACGAAGGTGACTGCTAACTTCTACTATCAGAAGCACACTGTTGTCTTTGGCGATGGCACACAGTGATTCAAAATTGACTTTTCGATTACCTCAATTCAGGAAAAAATTTCCCACTAAAAATTGACTCAAAAAGTCGCGCTAAATAAATATACGATTTGACTTATACATTTCATGGCATTACCTAAAATTGGTGTTCCTACTTACGAACTAACTCTTCCATCTACAGGAAAGACAGTAAAGTACAGACCATTTCTTGTTAAGGAAGAGAAAATTTTACTTCTTGCATTAGAATCTGATAATGAAAAAGAAGTTATTACAGCTGTAAAAAATACATTGAGAGCATGTATTTTATCCCGAGTGAAGGTGGATCAACTACCTTCATTTGATCTTGAGTATCTATTTCTTAAGATTCGTGCTGCTGCTGTCGGTGAAGTTATTGAGATGACGGTAACCTGTAACGATGACAACACTACACAGGCAAAAGTATCAATTAATATTGAAGAAGTACAAGTGAACAAACAAGATGAGCATGATAGAAAAATCATGCTCACTGATGACTTGGGAATTATGTTAAACTATCCAAGTATGGATAGATTTATTGAGTCTCAATTTTTGAACAAAGATTTAGATCCAGAGCATATCTTTGAATTTATTGCTGAACATATTGATCAGATTTTTAATGGTGAAGAAGTCTATGACTCCTCTACTACAAGTAAGAAAGAGTTTCGTGAGTTTATTGAATCTCTTACTAGTAAACAGTTCGAGGCAATCCAAAAGTTCTATGAGACTATGCCTCGCTTGACACACACATTTAGTGTGACCAATCCTAACACTGGTAATGAATGCAACTATACTCTTGAGGGGCTACAATCTTTTTTCGCGTAGCGGTCTTTCAGAATAGTTTGGAGGGCTATTACAAGACTAACTTTGCGTTGATGCAGTACCATAAATACTCTTTGACAGAGATTGAAAATCTTATCCCGTGGGAAAGAGAAGTTTATACTTCTCTTCTTATTCAACATATTAAAGAGGAAAAGCAAAAAGCAGAGGAAGCAAAGGCTCGTAGATGATTTTCAAAACCCCAGCACCAAAAGATATCGTAAGATGGTATAGGAAAGGTGTGCCTGGTGGTGGACAGAAGGATCGCATCTTTGATAGATTAAAAGCAAAGTTAACTGGCGGCACGGATGATAGTGGCACCAGTTACTTTTCTATGTTGGAGAAGAAACTCTCTGACAGCGATGCTGATATAATTATCAAGAACATGAAGACGGATATCGATGGATATCCTATGCTTGAGACTGGTAGTACCAGTGGTCGGGATGAGAGAACATATCAAGAATGGATTGTTGAGAGATATTTAAAAACGGCTGGTACGGAAGGATTTACTGACACAACTATTTCTGCTGATGCTCCTAATGAAGAGAAAGAGGAGGCAGCAGAAGAAGAAGCAGAAGACGTTGGAGAAGAAGCAGAAGAAGAAGTAAAAGAGAACATTGAAGAAGCCGCTGAAATAGTAGACGAGGCGTTAGAAGATGCTCCGATAGAAGAATCAGAGGCAGATTCTGAATCCAAACCAGATTTATCTGACATAATAGACTTGCTACCCCCTGGTATGCTTGAGGCAGTCAATCAACAGACTGGTAGTAGCTACGAGAAAACACCAAAGAAAGAAAAGACTTCTTCTGGTGCAGTATCTAACACAAAGATCTTATCGACTCTTACTACATCTTTAGATGCTATTGCTGGCACATTGTCAAGCATTAATGGTGAACTGAAGAAGCAAAGTGTGATGCTGGGGGAGGCACTTGGCAGTACAGTTACAAACTTACAAGAAATTGAGACGAGTCACGAAGGACTTAATTCAAAGTTTGATGCAATCCTTGGTGCCTTCCAAGCACAGACTGCAGCTGCAGAGCAAGCATTAGACGAAGCAGAAACTGAAAGAGATATTTCTGCAGCACAAGGTCAGAATGATACAGCATCTACAATTGCTATAGGAGATCAACCATCTCCTGAACAATTAAGTACACCTGGGTTCATAAAAAAGTGGGCGAGAAACTTACTCGGTAAACTGTGGAAAAAATTTGCTCCTAAAAAACTACGAGCAATCACCAGACTTTTTAGAAGTAGAATCACTAAACTAATTACGAGATTTGCTCCTAAAAATATTGCTAAAGAACTAACAAAAAAAGCATTTGGTATTACTGCTGATGCTGGCAGACGTGGTGCCCAAAGAGCTGTAACTAGAACGGCATTGCAGGTAGGAGGTAGGAAATTAGCCCAAGCAGGTGCTGTCAAAGCAACTCAAGAATTTGTCAAAAAAGCAGCATTAGGACTGATGCGTCCTATTATAAAACGCATCCCGATCTTTGGTGGATTGATTGATTTTGCTGTCTCACTGATGTTAGGAGAACCTGTAGGTAGAGCAGCAGCAAAAGCAGTGGGTGCCACACTCGGTGGATTTTTAGGTACGTTCATCCCTATTCCATTTGCCGGAACCATTGTTGGTGGTCTTCTTGGAGATATGGTGGGTGGATTCTTATATGATTCACTGACTGGTGGGGGAGGATCTAACCCTGAACAATCAGATACAGATCAGACATCACCATCACCCGTTGCTAATGATCCTGATAGTTCTGTTACTCCAGATCCCCCACAACAAAAAGAAACTGGTGGACTTACAAAGCCTGGTTGGGCAATATTGCATGGCACTGAAGCTATTGTTCCTGCAGATCAGTATGAATCTGGTACACAGGATCAAGACGCGGCAGGTAAAGCACTGGCACCTGTTGGAGGTGCATTGATTGGAGCAGCATCTAATTTCCTTACCCAAGCAGGACCATCAGCAGCACTGATTGCTCCTATGTTTAAGCAAGTTGCTGGATCTCTCACTAATGTATTTGATGTACCCGCTACGTTGGCGCAGACAAATGTTGGTGGGTCTTTTGCTGGTGTAGATAGCACACTTAAAGATACTAAAAAGAAAAGTGAAGAAGAAGAAGAAGAGGATACAGATCCAGGTGAGTTTGGACCTGAAGGTGGGACAGTAAAAAAAACTGAATCTATTCTTGAAAAAATGAAGGGAGGAATCACTAATTTCTTTGGTGGAGCTCTAAAATTATTTGGTATCTCAATGCCACCCGAAGTTGACGTTAATGATGATGATGGTGATGGTGGTGATGTTGGGGGAGATGGTAAGTTTATTCAAGGTAACTCTGGAGCGTCTGGCGGCATACATTATCATATTGGTCCTGGTAGTTATCAGGATGGAAATATTACAGATTCATCTGGTAACGCTGATGCAAGAGCAGTAGCAGAAAAAGTAGTTAAGCATTTCCAAGGTAAAAAGAGTATCTACATTGGTAGATTGGGGTACACTGTTAAAGAATCTGATACCCCAGCGATTATCAAAGAGAAAGTAAAACGAGGACAGGAGGTACATAGTTCTGGTCGTGGGTCACAAGGTGGTATTGACTTGCAGATTGGTGGTGCATACTACCCTGGAGCAAAAGTTCCTTTCCCATTAAAAACTGAAGGTCTTAAGTATCGTACTGGAGGTTTTGGTGTAACTGCCAAAGTTTCTGGTTCAAATGCATTTGTAGCACATGGACTGTATGATGAAAATGGTAAGCGAGCACCACAAGAAAGAACCAAAATGTATGGTGAAGGTGGCGATACTCCATCAGTAGCAACGCAGATTACTGTTGGTGATAGAGGAAAAGAAAAGGTTATGAAAAACATGGTTGCTTCTTTCCAACCAGTATCTGACATGCTTGATACATATAATGCTGCAACAACTACCACTGAACTGATCCAAGCTACTAAACAATATACTCCAGAAATTTTGATGTATGATGATTCACAATCTGATATGGATTTACAACCGATAATTATTGTTCAAAAATCTCCTCCAACTCCTCCTGTGGGTAAAGGTGGAACAGTAATTATTGGTGGTGGTAGGAAAACTAACGCTGCAAAAACTTTAGTAATGCAAAAGTTACTTGCTTGAAAATAAATAAAGGCATAGAGGCATAACTAATGGCAGCATTTACCGAAGGTTTTACTGATACTACTGGGGGACAACCCGGTCATCTGGGATCATTAATCTCCAAAGCTATTGCTGCGCGTAGATTTGCTCAAGATGAAAGGAGGTTAGCAGAAGAAAAGGCAAAGAAAGCAGGCTATGATAGTCTGGAAGAAATTGGTGTAGAAAAAGGATACTTTTTTAAGGCAGCACTGAAGAGTAAGTTCGGTGGGTCATATTTAACAGGTAAGAAGCAAGACATTAGTGCAGCGGTTGATCGTGTTAAGCTGCTGAAGAACCCCAAGGCACAGTTCTGGAACTTTGTAGACAATAGAGACTCCGAGGGTAAAGAGGTAAAGAAACTGAATGAAGTCGAAAGATTTCGAGATCAGTTTGATAACTATGCATTTGTCAGTGCCAAGAGACCACCAGAGAAGGAGGTAAAGGCAGAGACTCCTGTCGTTCCCAAGAAAGTATCTCCATTCCAGATGGCACAGTCTCAAAAGGCTGTCACTAAAGAGAAGATGTTCGCCAAGACAGAGGAGAAGACTGCCAAGGCAGCGTCTGGTCCTGGTGGAGGGGGTGGTAGTAGAGTATCGAGAGAAGATATTCTTACCGCAGTCACAGCAATTGCAGAGTCATTGGAGAAGACAGCGCAGTCTATTAACAATACTATTGGTGAGACTAAAGTCATCGCTGAAGGTGTTCATGCAATCAAGACTGATGTAGTTACGCAGTTAAGCGAGAGAACTGATAGTATTGAGAATAAATTAGATGCTATCGTTGCTGCCATCAATGCACAGACAAATCTTCAGAAGAAGATGACTGATGATGCAGAAACTACAAAGTCTATGGCATCAGCAAAGAATCAAGGAGATGCTGCTGACTCTGGAGACTTCGATGATTTAACAACTGATATAGATGAAAGTGCTGATGATAAATTAGGTGATGATTTAAACCTTGGAGATATCCCATCTCCCGCTGCTACATCTGCACAAGACATTGAGTTTCAACAGCAAGACGCATATCAAGAACGAGAGGCTGGTGGTATTGTTTCTGGTCCTGATGAAGGATATCTTGCGAAGTTGCATGGTGATGAGATGGTCATTCCAATTGACAATAACTATACTCAAGGTCAACCGAGTGCCATGGATGGTAAGGTAAGACCTGTACCACAAACTAAAGCCTTTAATGAAGGATCTTACGAGGTTGGTACCCCATCTCAACCTTCAACTGGTTCATCTCTTGGTGGCAAAGTAGGATTTGCTAATCTCGATCTCGGCATGGGGTCGAAGTCTAGTAGTGTTGCTGATTCTATGGCACAACCATTGATGGATGCAATGTCACTGCCTATGATGGTTGCTGGTGGTACTATTTTGTCTTCAGTTAATCAGATGATGACTCAATTAGGACCAGAAAATTCTGATATTGCTGGTGAGATAGCGAAAGTTGCTCGTCCTATTGCTGATGTATTTGGATTGCCAAACAACTTGGTTAATAAAGCTTCTGGTGGAATGAAATCTAAAGATAGTGGCGACGGTGATAAAGACAGTAAGGATAAAACTGATAAAAAAAAGAAAGGATTTTTCGGTAACTTGTTTGACAAACTGAAGAAGATTGCTTCTGGAAACAACGGTGGTGGCGGAGGAGGCGGCGGCGGTATAGTGACTGGAGACGCTTCTGGTAGTATGGCGAAGGGTGCTGAAATGATAGAGGCTGCTGGTGTTCCTGAAGCTGGAGCAGCAATGCTCGCTGGCAACATTCAACAGGAGTCTGGTTGGAATGGTCAGCGTGACTGGGGTCAGGTGATGGGAGATGGGACATCTCGTAACGGTGGATTAGTATCTTGGGCATCGTGGTCTGACGACCCTGCCCGTCTGGGTAAGATCGAAAAGTATCTTGGTAAATCTATTACAGAAGCTTCAGATCAGGAACAAATTAAGGCAATGCTGTGGGAAATGGAAAATGATTATCCAGCAGCATATAAAACTTTCATGGACCCTAATGCCACTACTGAAGAGTTGAAGCAGGCATCATATGATTATTGGAGATACGGGGAGGTAGGTTCTAGATTTGGATATGCAGAGCAAGCATTAAAGCACTTAAAAGAAGGAGAATCATTACTGAATAAAGAATCTCCTGATGGTGAAATATCATCTGACACCGCAACAGATGTACCAGGTCAACCAAACAGTGCTCCCGAGATTACAGAAAACTATGGGATACCGCCAGGTAAATCTTTCAACTTCTCTATACCTGGCAAAGGAGACTACAAAGCATTTAAAACTGCTACGGGATTTGAGATCTTTAAGTTCGGTGGAATTGGTGCTTTAGTTGGTAACGATACAAGAATAGAAACAAGAGATGGTAAGAATGCGTGGGCTGTTAAAGCGTTAATGCAAGCAGGTGACGAGAGGGTGGCTGCATCTA